AAAAATAATCAAGGCACAGAAGAAACCCGTGTTCGTCAACTGGACTATTCAGTAGTAGTGAACGCAATGTTCTGGCGTAGATATAAAAACGGTGAGGATATCACACTATTTGACCCGCATGAGGTTCCTGACTTATACGAAGCCTACTATAGAAACTCAGAAGAGTTTGAAAGATTATATCTACGCTATGAGCAAGATAAGACTAAAAAGAAAAAAGTATTACCAGCGGATGAGATATTCAAGAATGGCATTCTTAAAGAGAGAACTGATACTGGTAGAATATACCTTGTCAATATTGACAACGTCATCCAACAAGGTCCCTTTGATACAAGCACTGATCCGATATATCAATCAAATCTATGCCAAGAAATACTTTTACCCACGAAGCCTTTCCAAAGAATTGAAGATCCTGAGGGACGAATTGCTCTTTGCACTCTTGGGTCGATCAACTGGGGTGCTTTCCGCAATCCGCAGGATATGCGAAAGGCCTGTAGGGTATTGGTTCGCTCGTTGAGTAATCTTCTGAGTTATCAGGACTTTCTTAGTATACAAAGTGAACTAGCAAATAAGGATTTCGAACCACTGGGCGTAGGAATCACTAACTTGGCCTATTGGCACGCTCGTCGTAGTTTAAAATACGGTGAGGCAGATAGTCTAGCCGAAGTGCGTCGTTGGATGGAGCATCAGGCCTACTATCTCACAGAAACCAGTGTAGAACTGGCACAAGAACGCGGTCCCTGTCAACGTAGTGAATATACCTACTATGGACGTGGTATATTCCCATGGGAGCGCAGGTCTGCTGGAGTAAACGAACTTACTGATTTTACTCCTACATTAGATTGGGAACCATTACGTAGCAGAATGAAACAGTATGGTATTCGCAACGGCACATTAATGGCAGTGGCTCCAGTTGAGTCTAGTTCGGTTGTACTAAACTCAACTAATGGTATTGAGATGCCAATGGAGCTGATTTCTGTCAAAGAATCAAAGGCGGGGTCATTTGTACAGGTTGTTCCAGAATATCGTCGATTACGCCATCGTTATGAACTTATGTGGGACCAGAGGGACTGTTTGGGTTATCTTAAAACAGCAGCAGTACTGGCAGCATATATTGATCAAAGTCTTAGCACCAATACATTTTATAATCCAGCATACTTCCCCGAAGGTAAGGTCCCAGGAACACTGGTAGCCAAAAACTTAATGCTGGCCTACAAATGGGGAATCAAAACTATCTATTATAGCTTAATCAATAAGGTGGGCGCAAAAGTCAGTGTAACAAGCACCAATGTAGGACCACAGGCTGTGCCTAGCTATATAAATGCGGCAGATAATGCTATAATATATGACACAGAGGAAGATTGCGAATCTTGTAAATTATGAGCAAAGCACAATACAACTTACACAAACAGACAAATTACCTCAAACGTAAAATGTTTCTAGACCCCGAGGGCCCTGTAACGGTACAACGGTTCGAAGAAGTAAAATATCCTAAATTACAAAAGTTTGAAGAATTGGCTCGTGGATTCTTTTGGGTCCCTGAAGAAGTCAGTTTGACCAAAGATAAAATGGATCATAAAGAAGCTAGCGAAGCAGTTAAACATATCTTCACTAGCAACCTGCTTAGGCAGACCGCCTTAGATAGCATACAAGGTCGTGCCCCCAGTCAGGTATTCAGTCCAGTTGTTAGTATACCAGAACTAGAAGCACTAGTTAGCAACTGGAGTTTTTTCGAAACAAACATCCACAGTAAAAGCTATAGTCACATCATTAGAAATATATATGGCGTTCCCAAAGAAGAATTTAATAAAATACACGATACTAAAGAGATCGTTGATATGGCAAGTAGTGTAGGCGATTACTATGACGCACTACACAGAATCAACAGCTTCAGCGAGGTAAATCCAGAATCAGTAAATGAAAAAGAACACATTAAAGCGATCTGGATGGCACTAAATGCCAGCTATGCTCTAGAAGCATTTCGCTTTATGGTATCCTTTGCTACCAGTTTAGCAATGGTAGAGAACAAAATCTTCATTGGTAACGGCAATATCATAGCACTGATTTTACAAGATGAGATTTTACACGCAGAGTGGACAGCCTGGATTATTAATCAAGTTGTTAAAGAAGATGAACGTTTCGCACAGGCTAGGCACGAATGTGATCAAGAAGTCTACAATATGTATTTGGATGTTATCAAAGAAGAAAAAGCCTGGGCAGATTACCTGTTCAGTAAAGGTGTAGTAATAGGACTGAATGCTCAGATACTAAAAGACTTTGTTGACTATACCGCTTTTACAAGGCTGAAAGAAATAGGTGTTAAATATCACGAGGAACATCCTAAGACTAACCCCATTCCTTGGTTCAACAAACATGTCAATATTAATAAAAAACAGACAGCCTTACAGGAAAACGAAAGCACCAATTATGTAATTGGAGTAATGAGCGATAAGGTTGTCTACGAAGAATTACCAGATCTATAAAGGACAAAGATGAAAGCTATTATTTGGTCTAAATACGACTGCCCTTATTGCGATAAGGCAAAGAGTTTATTAAAACTACGCAGGATAGAATTTGAAGAACGTAAAATAGGCGATGGTTGGTCAAAAGAAGAATTGTTAGAGGAAGTGCCCACCGCGAAAAGCGTACCACAGGTCATATTAGATGGTAAATTGATAGGTGGTTATAAGGAATTGGAGGAACACCTATATGGAAAAGCCTGAAGACGATCAATTGGAGATTAAAGCACTTGATTTAGAATGTATAAGTTCTATTAATATAGATGATTTTATAAGAGACTACTCTATAATAGATCTTAGTGGAGCTGCGGGAACTACAACTATGAATTCTACTTCAATACCTTCCGTAACAATCAATAACGGATCTGGAGGTAATTATCAAGGTTTATATGCCCCACCTTTAACTGCAGCTAATCCTTCTTTCTCCTACAATATACCCCAGCCAAGTTTTACATCAATAAACCCTGGCCTGCATGTATCCGGTGATGCTGAATTTCAGGGAAACATAAAATGGAAAGGAAAAGACCTAGGACAGTTACTAGAGAATATAGAGAAAAGGCTAAAAATTCTAGTGCCGGATCCTGCTAAACTTGAACATTTCGAAGCACTTAAGAAGGCCTACGACCATTATAAAACACTTGAAGCACTTTGCGAATTACCCACAGAAGAACCAGACCAATAACTAACGAGGAAAAAATGTTAATTGATAAAGGATACAAATCCGGAGATATAATTAGTTTAAAACTTATTAACGGTGATGAACTTATAGCACGTTTTGAACATGAAAACACAGATGAAATAAAAGTAGAAAGACCTTTAGCAATAACTATAGGCCCTCAGGGACTAGGGATGATGCCTTGGATGTTCCTAGCAGATAAAGAACTTATTACAATTAAAAAACAGCATGTATTTGTCATGGCCCACAGTAAAAAAGAAGCGGCTGATCAATATATGCAGGGAACTACCGGTATAGCCCTAAGATAAATATCTAAAAGAGCAATTATATGGCCACAATTAATCTAGATCCACTAGTAGCATCAGCTATCCAGGCTCAAACAGCCATGGAGAAAATTGACAGTCAACTAGATAAAGGTATCTATTTGGCCATGTTGGCTCAAATGCAGGTTCTTAACCTAGAGTTAGAAAAAAACTTTGGTGAACTAGCGGTAACAATACCCGGTAGTCCAAGGAATAGTTTTGCTAATCAAGCCACAGTTTTAGCAGGAATTAGTAATACTTTAATGCAATTAAATGAAAATTCTGTTAAAATTAGCAGCAGTATATCTGAACTTAGCAGTACCCTTAAAATTGTAAATGTTACTATGAATAATATGGCTACTCTACAGGGAATAGCCGTAGCGGATCAAGTCAGTAACAATAATTTTAATCAACGAGAAACTGTGGCCGCATTACAACGCAACGACATAGCACCTGCGCCTATCCCCGAATTTAGAGAAATAATAGAAAAACAAATACAAGACTCTACATTAATGAAGGCTACGACGGGATTTTCAAATGCCGTTAGTAATATTTCAAATAATATAATTGACTCTGCTATAAACTATATCAAGCAAACTGAAATAGTTACTTGGGGTAAGAAGCAGATTGAAGATTTGATGATTAAACTAAAACTTACAAAGGTAGCTAATCTTGCTGCAAACCCATCCGAGGTAGCATCTATTACTGCTAAAAATACTGCCAATACACAGGCCACATCTGGATTATGGAAACCGGGTATTCAACCGCCTGAAACATTTACATGACCAATAGAGCAGTTGCCAGAGTTGAGTTAGATAGAGCTGATAAACCAATTGCTTCTGGCGCTAATACTGTATTCACAAATAAGAAAAAAACTGCGCATGCAGGATCAGTTACCTTAGGTGGAGCAGTTGTGGTACAAGGAGCACAAACTGTTTTTGTAGAAAACAGAGCTATAGCCCGAGCCGCAGATGCTACTACCAAAGGGCCTATCAAATCAGGATCAACAACAGTATTTGCCGGCGATAATAATGCCACTACACAGACACCTATCCAGTTATCATCATTTTGATTGACACGATGTAAACTTATTGCTAGTATATTAGCAAGGAGGAACTAGATGAGTAGTGAGGTTGATAAAATTAAAAACAGCCGACGTAGGCTTAAAGACGAAAATGCTATTAATAAACAAGTAAAAATAGCCAAGACCTATAACATACCTGTAGAAGAGCCACACAAGTTAGCCAAACACCATGTTGTAAATTGCGGTAATCCTAAATGTCATATGTGTGGTAATCCTAGAAAGATGTTCAAAGAACTTACTACACAAGAACGTAGATTATTTCAAGACTCAGATACTCCCAACGATAGACATAGCAATGGACTCAAACCCGAAGAACAGTAAATTCCGTCCACACCAATTTAATAGTAGATTTAAGATAAAACACCCATTTAAAATGGGTAGGTATAACTGGTTAATAAGAATGAAATGGACAACCAAAAGCTATATACATCATGTCTTCAGTGTACTACACTATAGAAGTAGTCATGCTCCCAAACCCATACAGAGAAAATGGAAATATGCTGCCCATAGATTTGAAAGTCGTCATAAGAAAATTTTGTAAACTTTATTAAGTTTAAGGCGTTAAATATGTATTAGATCTGGTAGGGGCAAACTGCGTAGCAGTTGTATGAGTGAAAGTCTCATATGTCTAGACAGAGGACCCACACGCCCTACGGAGTCTGTCAAATTTTGGAGAAGTTACATGCGTAAATTTATATTCGGTTTTATAGGTGCTCTTACGTTGTGTTTTGCTAGCGTTGCAGAAGCACATGGCAGGATACATAATAATCACTTTCATAATAGACATTGGCATCATAATCAAGGATGGTGGGTGGCTCCTGCTATTATTGGAGGAGTAACTACATATGCTCTTACTCGACCTTATGTCATAGAACGTCCGGTAATAGTTCAAAACCCTGCTACCGTTATAGATCCTCAGTATGTAGTGATTGACGGTGTTACATATCAGAAATCAATAATGTTAGTTAACGGTATTCAACAAGAAGTGTTAATTAAGGTACCACAATGATTAAAATTTATGCAGGTGCGGCGGCTATATTATTCAGTATTTCTGTTCATGCACAAGTTTATAACCAGGATGTGGCTGTAGTTGTTAGTAAACAACCAAGGTATAATACTGTCTATCAACAGGTATGTACTCAGGTTCCTGTAGAACGCCGTAATTCGGGAGGTGGAGGAGCAGTTGGCGCAATATTAGGCGCTGCTATCGGAAACCAAATCGGCGGCGGTCATGGGAGAGAAATAGCCACCGCGGCCGGTGCGGTTATTGGAGGGCAAATGGGCAGTCAAAATGATTCCACTAATATAGAAATGCAAACACGTTGTAGTCAACAGCCTACACAGATTATGGTCGGAGAAATAATAACTTTTGAATATCGTGGACGCAGATTTACCCAAATCTTTAATTAACGTGGTTGATTACCTAACATTATATTATTTGGTATTTGTTGCGGTGGCCTTATGTCTAATTGAATATGTATTAAACTAAGATGTATCAAAACGCTGAGATAGTTCACTGGATGAGGTATCAAAAAACTCATACCATCATGCCCGTACATGCAGATATAGATCTTACAAATATCTGTAACCAAGACTGCTTTTACTGTAACTCTGCTGAATTTAGAGCTAGATTACCTGTACAAAAAAAGTATACTGATTATATTAAGTTATTAGATCAAATGTCAACCTGGCGTGCTTATAAACCAAATAGCTACGGAACTTTACATACATTAAGTTTTCCAGGAGGTGGAGAGCCTACCGTATTAAATGGCTATGAAAAAGTATTAGAACATGCAATTGATTTAGGATTTCTAATTAGCCTTACTACTAACGGCACTAAGCTAGAACGTTTACTAGAAGAAGTTCATGTAGATAAAATTAGACAAATGTCTTGGATTGGCATAGACTTAGATGCTGGCAATGAAATAACATATGAAAAAATTAGACGTAGTTTAACCAAAACTAGTTTTTTCCAAAAAGTTATTTACAATGCTAGGTCGTTGGTGGATATAGGCTCAAAAGTAGATTTCAAAATCTTATTATGTGACCAAAACTCTACTCTAGAGGAAATTTCAAGTATTTTCGAAGTCAGTAAACATGTGGGCGTTAGGATGGTTTACTTTCGTCCTATGATTGTTAATAATAAAATCTTTGACATGACTGATACTATTGTGGATTGTATAAAGAAATTAGCGGAAAAATACCAAGTACAATTTAAGATCAACTTGAATAAATCATTACCACGCAATTACACAAGATGTCACCAAATGTTTCAGTTTCCTATATTTGCAGCTGATGGTGAGGTTTATGTCTGCTGCGAAAATAGAGGTAACTCTAATTTTAGTATAGGGTCCTGGTATGAAAATGACTTTAGGGATCTATGGTTAAGCGACAGGCATCATGAAATTTACAATAAAATTAATACAAAATTATGCCAACCTTGCAGACCTAATTTCAATAATATACAAATTCAAAAAATAATTGATGATCCTAATCAACTTGATCAATTATTTGTGTAATCAATAGGTATATATGTAAATAACACCATTAAATAGGAGTTTTATTAATGTTATTTGTAAAAAGAAAAGCCATTCAACTAGCAATGGTTGCTATAGCATCGCTGGCATTAGCCAGTTGTAGTAAAAAAGAAGAAAAACCCGCTGAAGCACCTAAGGCAGCAGAACAGTTAAAAGTAGGATTTATCTATGTAGGTCCTGTAGGTGATGCAGGATGGACATTTGCTCACGATAATGGTCGTAAACACATTGAAGAAAAGTTCGGTGACAAGATCAAAACCACGTTTGTAGAAAAAGTACCCGAAGGTGCTGACGCGGAACGTGTTATTCGTGACCTAGTGGCACAAGGTCATAAGCTAATTTTCGCAACATCATTTGGGTTTGGTGATGCTATGGAGAAGGTAGCAAAAGATCATCCTGATGTCAAGTTCGAACATGCTACTGGTTATAAGACCTCAGAAAATCTGCGTGTATACGAAGCTAAGTTTTATGAAGATGCGTATCTAGCTGGTGTGGTAGCAGGCACTATGACCAAAACTAATACCATCGGATTTGTAGCCAGTTTCCCAATTCCTGAAGTATTGCGTAATATTAACGCATTTACTCTAGGTGCTCGCAGTGTTAATCCTAAAGTTACCACAAAGGTTGTATGGGTAAACACATGGTTTGATCCACCAAAAGAAAGTGAAGCAGCACAAGCACTGATTAATCAAAAGGCTGATGTATTACTACAGAACACTGACTCTACAGCAGTTTTACAGACAGCAGAAAAGAATGGCAAGTTTGCCTTCGGTTGGGATAGTGATATGAGCGCATTCGCTCCCAAGGCACACTTGGGCTCAGCTGTGGTTAACTGGGGTCCGTATTATGAGAAAGCAGTAAACGATGTGCTAAACAATACATGGAAAACTGCGGATACTAAATGGGGAACTAAAGAGGGTGCCAACGACCTAATCAAGATTGCAGAAAGTGTGCCCGAAGCAGCCAAGAAACGTGTCGATGAAATCAAAGCAGGATTAAAGGCAGGCACGTTTGCTGTATTCCAAGGTCCATTAAAGGACAATACCGGTAAGGTAGTATTGGAAAAAGATCAAGTAGCAGATGATGCTTGGAAGGGCAAGATCAACTTTTACATCGAAGGTGTTGAAGGTAAAGTTCCTTCAGGCAAATAATGTATACAGCATCCAATGCTAGACTAAAAGCTATAGCAGATCGTGCGGGTATAGAATATACAGAAAGCATTGAACTGTTTGCTGAGATGATAGCAGAGGAGTGTGCTGAAATCGCAGATACGGCGTGGCAGGTTAATCTGCCCGCTACGCCTATTATACGAAGACATTTTAATCTAGTAGAGCCTAAACGATAAGTGTAAAAATAAATACTGAATGCGATTCAGAGAAATAATTAAAGAACTTTTAGACCCTAAATTAGCCGTAGATCTTGAATGGGCAGAGGGTAGTGATTATATTGCTGCCAGAGGTTATGTCACAGTGACTGATCAATATGGCAACAAAGAAGATGAAGAATTAGAAGTAGAATTTGGGGAATTTCCACACAGAAATCGTAAAGAATACGAAGTTCAATTTAAAGTAGGCGATAGTTATGATATAACAGGTGGTGGCAACGCTAATGTGATTTTTGCCACGGTTAGACAGGCCTGTAAAGATTTTGTGGAAGAGTATAACCCAGATAGATTATTCTTTACAGCAAAAGAGCAGTCCAGAGCAAGAATGTACGACACCATAACTAAACGTGTGGCCAAGGAAGTAGGCTGGCACGTTATACCATTTGATGAAATACAAAAGGATCCATTGTATAGGAATAGGAGTGATAACGGGTTTGTGTTTGTCATACAAAAAGGTGCTGCACCTGAAAAATGGTCCAGTGCTCAAAAGCCACAACACGGTAGTTTTATGCCTATCTGGTTTGTGTACAATGTAGATAAAGATACACCTACTGTGGCAGTTAAGGTTAGGGCTCCAAATAGAGAGATTGCTGTTCAGCACGCTATGAAAATAGAACCCAGTTTTAAGGATCTGGATTTAATGCAGGTACACGCCTTGAACAGCCTGCCCAGGCGTGAAGTCACTGATGTAATAGATGGTGGTACAGCACAAGTACAAGAATCTAAAAAAAAAATAGTCGAATCTAAATCAGCACCACTGTATCATTTTACTACTTGGAATAGCCTAATTTCGATTTTAAGTTCTAATCAACTGGTTTCCCCTAGTGGAAAGATTTACCTCACTAGAGATTACACTAGACAATTTATTCCACACGAAGGAAAATTATTTAAACAACCATACGGGATAAGAATCGATCAAGAACTGCTATCTAGAGATTATGGTAGAAAATTACAGGCTGGTGGACAGGATATTGGCTGGGACGAAAAGAAACGACAGGCTTGGTTATCTGATCCTAAAAATGCTCATGAAATAGAAAAAGTTAAACAAACTGGTCGTGGTAGTGGTTCAAGATATGATGGGGCAGACCCACAAGATATCATTAAAGGAACTGTGACGCAGTCTCGTAGATGGGAGAGTGAAGAACATCTGAATGTTAAAAACTTGCCTAATGTAGACAAATATATCACTGGGATTGTTATTGGATCTGCTCCTTTAGGCAGCAAACATTTTAGTCAAGAAATAGATCCAGATCCATTGACCAAACTGGCAGATATATTGATTAACTTATTCAGCGGACCAAAAGGATTTGATCAAAGAAATCTATTTTTAGATTCTGCTACTAAATTAAATGTTCCTATTGTATATGAACGTAAAGAGTATAGTCCTGAACAGGTTAAGAAACGTATTATTCAACTTTACAGCCAACGTAAAAAAGAACGTGAATCAGAACAGGGTAAAGCACAGCAGGATTTTAAAATAATTACTAACCCTGCTGGCGGTGGTATTGCCATTGGTGGAAGCGATATTAATGCGGTTTTCAAAAAGTTATCTATAAATCCTAAATATAGAGATATAAAAATATACGGATACAGTATAGGCTATGGACCAGATGCTGAGAAAAAAATGTTTGCTAAACCTATTCCATTATTACAGTTAGTAAAATAATGGCAGCACTGGAAACTAATATACTCAAAAAAGTTGACATTCTATTAGACTTTTATTATCATTAAGATTATTGTTGTATGAAGGAAGTTGAAGAACGAGCAAGACAGGGGTTCAAATCCCCTCTGGTCCACCATAAGGAAGTTTATGAAAAATATACAGGCTACATTTAAGACTGAAGAAGGTTTCGAGATTTGTAAATGGGATTTTGATTTAAATTCATTTTACATGGCAACACCTAATGATAGAGATCAAATATGGCGAGCATTGAGAGAACAGTTTGATGCTTACCTAAAACAAGAAGTTTCCTTATGATGGGCCAGACCTGGGATCGATTGGCGTTGAATAGATAACTGGACAACACGATAGGCGAAGAACGTAATTCTAGCAAAACTAATAATCGCAAACGACGATTACTTCGGAGAAGTTCGCCTAGCAGCGTAACCTCCGCGGGGCAGGAAAGGCCTTGTTACCAAACAAACCAATAGGGCCTTAGGGCCCTATTTTTGTTTATTAAATATATATTTCAATAAATTATCTTGACTACTCCTGATCCAATTTACGTTAATCAAATAGTGCCCCTAGAATTGCCTATGTTTTTTTATGATTTGTCAAATGATTTTGATTATGATAAAATTATAAATCAATTAACTGCTTATGCTACCTCAAATCCAAAAAAACCCGAAGGACAATATACTAATATAAGAATTGTTAATCAAGGCTGGCATAGTGGCTACCTTCTTCATGAGCAGACCAAAGAATTTGATTATATATCAGAAAAAATTTTAGAAAAAGTTAGAGGTATTCAACAAGATTTTTTTGGTGTGTTAGAACAAAACGTTATCTATGAAATATGTAACCTATGGGGTATAATCTATACCAAGGATGATTACGCAGAATGGCACGACCATGGTCGAACTTTGGCAGTTGCGAGATGTATAAATTTTATTCTATATCTAAATGATGGAAATAACCCTTTACATATAAAACAAATGGATAATGTTCCAAACTATAAAATAAATCCTAAAAAAGGTTTATTAGTTCTTATGCATCCTTATATTTTGCATAAGGTTTTTCCTTTTAGTATTGAATCTAAAAGATATGTTATAGCAGGAAATATTGGACCTAAATTAAATGCAGGCTAATT